CAGGAGGGGACGGATGCCAGCGGCGGCTATCTCGTGCCGGAGGAGTACGACAAGCGTCTCATTGACGTACTCAGTGAAGAGAATGTCCTGCGCCCGATTGCGACGGTCATCACAACGAGCGGCGAGCACAAGATCAACATCGCCGCCACCAAACCTGCGGCATCGTGGATTGAGGAAGGTGCGCCGCTCACCTTCGGGGACGCGACCTTCGACCAGATCGTTCTTGACGCGCACAAACTCCACGTCGCGGTCAAGGTGACGGAGGAACTGCTCTATGACAACGCCTTCAACCTTGAGAACTACCTCGTCGAGCAGTTCGGCAAGGCACTGGGCAACGCAGAGGAGGATGCGTTCCTCAATGGAGACGGCACGCACAAGCCGAAGGGACTTCTCACATCGGCAAAGACATCCGTCACCACGGCGGCGGCAGACCTCAAGGCGGACGAACTCGTGACGCTCGTCTACAGCCTCAAGCGTCCCTACCGCAAGAATGCGGCGTTCATCGTCAACGACCAGACGCTTGCAAGCATCCGAAAGCTCAAGGATGCCAACGGAGCGTATTTCTGGCAGCCGTCTTACCAGATGGGCGAACCCGATCGTCTGCTCGGCTATCCCGTCTATTCCTCGGCGTATATGCCTGCTATTGCAGCGGGCAAGACCGTCATTGCATTCGGAGACTACTCCTACTACAACATCGGGGATCGCGGCACGCGCTCTCTGCAGGAACTCAAGGAGTTGTTTGCAGGCAACGGCATGGTCGGCTATGTCATGAAGGAGCGTGTGGACGGCAAGCTCGTTCTTGAAGAAGCGGTGCAGACGCTCAAGATGAAGGGTTGATGTATGTTTGCGGCAAAGAGGGGAGGTGGTTCTATGCTTGTGCCGCTTGCAGCAGTCAAGCAGTATCTGCGCGTAGATACCGACGAGGAGGATGATCTCCTCACGCACTTTACGGAAACGGCAGAACAAATCTGTACAGCGTTACTGCGCGTGAAGAAGCTGTCCAAGGTCGAAGATCAGGCGATTGTGCGCGTTGCAATTCTCTACGCCGTCTCCTATCTCTATGAACACAGAGAGGAAGCGGATCACAGAGGGCTTGCCTTGACACTGCGCTCACTGCTCTTTGGTGTGCGGAAGGAGGTCTTTTAGGTGAGAGTGTCCATGAGCGAACTGCGTCACCGAATCACTATTCTGCGTCCCGTGATGAATACGGACGATGAGGGAAATATTCTTGCACAAACAACGCAGGAAGTCGGAAAAGCATGGGCCCTCGTTCTGCCCTTTGCAGCAAAAATCTCCGACGGGTATGCGGAGAAGGTGCAGGAGGTGGATTACCGCATCGTCATTCGTTACCGTGCGGATGTGCGCGTGACGGATCGTATCCGTTGGAGAGATAAAACACTCACACCGATTTCGCCGCCCTATCCGCTTGGCGGGAAGAAACAATGGCTTGTCATGGAATGCAGGGAGTTGGTGGAAGATGGCTAGATATAGAGGATTCGTCTCTGCCGAGAAGATATTGTCCGAGCTTGGCGCGGAGGCGACGGCTGCAGCAAAGGCAGCACTCGCACATGGCGCGGATGATGTAGTCGCGGAGGCAAAGAACCGCTGTCCCGTCTATACGGGAACAGATAAGCGTGTGGTCAAAGGCGCACTGCGAGATTCCATCCACAAGCGACTGCGCAGAAAAGACGGCTCTGTTTGGAGGATTGCAGCGGATGCAGAATCCAGTGACGGCGTATTCTATGGCGTGCTTGTCGAGTTCAGCCCACGCATCAACAAGCCGTTTCTCTATCCCGCGCTCGATGCCAAGAAGGACAGTATTCGTTCTGCCATTGTGGATGCCGTTCGTGCGGCAATACGGAGGCGGGGAAGATGAGTGCTGCAAAGATAGTGTACCAATCTCTTGTATGCTCTAAGGAGCTGACACAGCTTCTTGCACATGGGAGAAAGGGAATCTACCACGGACGAAGCCCCGATGCGGAGAAAAAACTTATGCCATAATACTTGAGAAAGTATAGATCTTTTGTCGAAATTCATTCATTAAATTAATAGATTTGTGTTATACTGATCATAAAGTGATTTTCAGTGCTTTTATTGCACTCAAATTATGTCAAATGAATGTTACTCATGCAACTTTATTTACCCGTAAAGTTACATGGTTGACGCGGTCTATTCGTCTGTGAATTTAGAATATAAATACATTTGTTTGGGAGGTCGGTATTTTGATGGATACTACAACAAGAACAGTGAACAGGGAAGATTTTGATACTATACTAATTGTTGGAAATGGGTTTGATATAGCACATGAGCTTAAGACTTCATATAAAGATTTTTTAGATTTTATAGATGAAGTAGGTAATGCACATTTTCACCAATTGGAGCATAACCCTACATACAAGAAAGATGTTTCTCAATATAATGTCGCTTTATTTACTGCATTAAAGAAATTTGCACAAAGCTCTTTGACGAAATATCAAAATATAAATGTAGAACAATATGACGGGGAAAAAGATGAAACTATAAAGGAGCTTATAAGGCGCATAGAGCTTAAGGATGATGAGGCTGCTAGGTGGAATAGCGCATTAAAATTAGCAGAAGAAAATCTATGGGTGAAGTATTTTCAAAAGAAACTTACTGATAAGAAAATGAAAGGAGAAAACTGGATTGACTTTGAAAGTGAAATAGCAGATATTGTACGTCTTCTTGAACTAAAACCCATGAGGAGAGTCCAAACTATCAGTACTTACGAGCGTTTTAGTAGTATTAATGTGTTTCTTCAAGAACTTGATGCTGGAAAGAGTGTGACAACTGAGACAAAAGGAGAATTTATAAAAAATTTGGAAAAAGATTTAATCAGTTTGATGGATATGATGGAATTTTACTTTCTTTTAGTTGATGAATTGACCTCAAAAAAACCGTTAAATGTTATACAAAAAATTCATCCCAATTACCTGTTGAGTTTTAACTATACACATACTTTATTTAATACTTACAATATAAATATTCAAGCTGATCATATCGATTTTATCCATGGTGAAGTACATAAAGGGAATCTCGTATTAGGCACTGAAGAAACACTAAGTGAAGAGCATAGCAGTGAAGATGTATCATGTATATTTTTTAAAAAATATTTTCAACGTGTTCATAATAGAACTGGTTTGAACTATAAGGATTGGTTTTCACGCAATACAAATAGAAAAAAAGTTTGCATATTTGGGCATTCTCTTGATGTTACAGATCGAGATGTACTGAATTATGTTATTATGAATGAGCGCTGTAAACTGGTAGAAATCTATTATCATAACGAAAACCAGTACAGGCAGGGGATTACTAATTTAATAAAAATTATAGGAAAAGAGACATTGATTCGAGAGGTGGGGAATCGAAAGATTCAATTTATCGATCAAAGAAGCTAATAAGGGGGCATATGAAACTCTTGATATAGATGGGAATCTCGATCATCGAGAATGCAATGCGGATGGGGCTTCCCGTTCCACAGAAATTGCAGGACATGATGCACAGTCTCAGAGATAAATAACTGCTTTAACCTCAATGCCCGGCGAATCTTCGTCGGGTTATTTTTATGCCCGAAAAGGTGACCATGAGAGCCGTTTTTGTCCGCTGTTTCATGAAGAGAGATGGAATGCAATGACTAGGGAAGAAGGAATACGGGAAATGACGTATCAGATGGTGATGCGGGCTTCATGGAAAATGCTGCAGAGCGGACTTTTGTCAGAGGACGAGTATCTTGCGTTTGAAGCGAAAATGCGCGAGAAATATCGTCCCGTCATCGGACTTCCATTTTCAGATATTGACTTGCTATCGTGCGGATAGTACGGGAATATGGGGACTGGAAAGGAGGGAGCACCATGAAGATACGAAGAGTCCAACCAAGCCCTATATTGCAGAAAAAGCTGCGTGTGGCTGCGTATGCCCGCGTCTCTGTGGACACGCTTCACCACTCCCTTGCGGCGCAGGTCAGTTACTACAGCAATCTCATCCAGAAAAATCCCGCATGGGAATACGCAGGCGTGTACGCAGATGAAGGTATCACAGGCACAAGTACCACCCATCGGACGGAGTTCAAACGGCTGATCGTCGACTGCAACGCCGGGAAGATTGACTTGGTGCTCGTTAAAAGCATCAGTCGCTTTGCTCGTGACACCGTAGATTGCCTCAATACTGTTCGTAAATTGAAAGAGCAGGGCATCGCCGTCCGCTTCGAGCGTGAGAACATTGATTCCACATCCGAGGACGGAGAACTGCTCTTGACGCTGCTCGCATCCTTTGCGCAGGAAGAGAGTAGGAGTATCGGCGACAACATTCGGTGGGGTGTGCGGCGACGATTCGCCGAGGGGATTCCGAACGGACATAAAGCACCGTACGGCTACACTTGGGACGGAGAGATGTTCCGCATTGTTCCTGCGGAGGGAAAGATCGTGCATGAGATTTACCGAAGATACCTTGCCGGAGAATCTGCCTACGCCATCGCGAAGAGTCTCGCAGGGCACGGAATCATGGGACGGCAGGGGAGACCTATCGAGCGGACCACGGGTAAAGGACATCCTTTCCAACATCTCCTACACAGGCACAATGGCGTTGCAGAAGAACTACATCAGTGAGGGTCATGTCCGTAAGCGCAATAAAGGTGAGCTGCCCATTTACATGGTGGACGGAATATTCGAGCCGCTCGTAAGTAAGACCGACTTCGATAAGGCGCAGGAGATACGAAAACTGAGGGCCGAACGGGCTGTGAATCGGAATCCTGTGCTGATGCCGTTTTCCGGAATGGTGAAATGCGGATGTTGCGGAGGCGGCTTCAGCAGAAGAACCGCAGGGAAATACAGACGGTGGGCGTGCAACACAAGAGAGCGGAAAGGTAGGGAATCCTGTGACAGCCGTCCGATCAAGGAAGAGGAGCTTGTCACTGCGGTCAGAGCCGTCATGGAGAAGGATGATTTTGATACTGCGGAACTCAGGCGTAAGGTGTCCAAGATTGTCATTCACGGTGATCGAATCGACTTCCATCTTGTGAACGGACGTATAAAAAAGACTCCCCGCATCCACCACGGCCACGCAGGGCGCTCGCCGCCCTGACCGCGCTCGCCTCGCTCGTCTCCTGACCCGGCGTCTCCGCCCGACGCCGGGAAACCGCCGGCGCCCTCGACCGCCTTCGAGGGCCGGCTACCCCTTGTGGAGGGCTACCTCTTGTGGAGTCGGACGATCAGCCCGCGGTGGTCGGAGCCTCCGGCGTCGACTATCGCGGCCCGGTCCCCCCTGTACCCCGCCGGGCTCATGATCCGGTCGATGGGCGCGCCCAGCAGGGGGCTGACGTTGCTCGGCCACGTCCCCACCGCTCCGCTCCCCGCTTCGGCGGCCGCGTCCCGGCACGCGGTGCCGCCGAGGACGAGTTCGTGGTCGGCGGTGGAGTTGAAGTCCCCCGCCAGGATGGCTCCGGGCAGTTCCCTGCACACCCCGTAGGCCGCCGCGATGTGTTCCTTCCATTCGCTCATGCGCCGCCCGTCGAGCGAGGCGCCCGTCGGGGCGACGGTGTGGACCGCGACGATCGAGGGGCCCTTCCCGCTCACTGGGCCGACCGCGACGGCGGGGAGGTCGGCGTCGGCGATCGCCCGGGGGAGCGTCCGCTCGGCGTACTCGCCCAGGCCCTTGGACACGAGGACGACGGTCGACCCCCAATCGGCCGCGTACCTGGAGTGCCCGTTGTCGAATCGGGCGAACGCCAGACCTCTGCTCTCGAGTTCGGCGGCGAGCTTCCTGCTGCTCCCCCCCGGGCCCCTCCGCCCCGGGTCCAGCCGGTCGCCATGGCCCCGTCGGAGGCGAAGTAGTACCAGACGCCCCCCTCGGTGAGCCACCCCGTCTTCTTCGCACCCTTCTCGTAGTAGAACCAGTGCTCGCCATCCCGTTTCCACCCATCAGGGATGATGTCGGCGGGCACGGGCGGGGGGGGGGGCGGGGGCGGGGCGGGCGGCGCGGCGCGCGGGTCCGCCTTCGGTGTTGTACTGCATGACGGTCACCGATCCGTCGCCCTTCGTCCGGGCGGTCACTCCCCTGTCGGGAGGGAGGGCCCCGTGGTTGGTGAAGCCCCTCGTGATCAGGATCCCGGCGTGGAAGACGGAGCACACGGCCAGGACGGCCGCGAGCGCGAAGGCGATCCGCCCGCGCTGCAGAAGGACGCGGCGCACGATCCCGATGATCAGGAAGAACAGCGCGGCCGCCCCGAGCAGCATCGCCTCCCATCCGCGCAGCGCCACGAGCTCCGCGTAGGGAGCGGTGAGCGCGAGTCGGCGGAGGCCTCCCGGAAGGACGTCCGGCCGGACGGTCGCCGCAGCCGCCGTCGCCGCGACGGGCGCCAGGATCGCCCACGGCAGCCTCATCCGGCCGGTTCTTCTTGCGGCTTCCCTCGAGTCAACGGCGAGCATAGCGTCGAAACCTGCGCGTCTCCCGGACGACGCGACGTCTTGCGGCGCATCTCCCATCCGGCGCGGCGGGACCGGCCGCCCCGGCCGCCGCGGGCGGGGGGGGGGGGCGCGCCGCGGGGGGGGGGGG